CGGCTGTAAGTGCTGTCAGTTCGTTGTTTAAACGTGCCTGATTTTCATTGTATAAATCTTCTGTTAGCTTCTTTTCTCCGTTTGCAATTGTCAATTGTCTTTGCTGCCATAATTCGGTTGACTTTAAAATATATTCTTCCTCTGATATATTTTGCAAGTCCAATTGTTTCATTTTAGCATCATATTCTTCTTCTGCAAACTTAACAGTTGCATCGTATTGCTGTTGTGCGGAAAGATAACTTTGAGCCTGCATCATATCGTATTGATGCTTTAAAGTAGAAAGAGCATGGTCTGCAATTAACTTGTCATATTTTGTGTTTATTTCAAGTTTCTTGCGATTGGTTGATTCTGTTAGTGCTATTTCATAATCTGAATGCTGCTTGCGTGCTTCAGCTAATGCTTCGGTAGCACCTTTAACGCCATTTTTTTCTTGCTGCTCTAACCTTTTAATATGCTGTAGGCTTTGATTTAGTTTCTTTTGATTGTCAGCATCAACGGCGGCTAATTCTCTTTCACGCCCAACCTCCAACGCTCTACCACGTTCTTCCATTAATCTGGATTCGTAGTCGAATTGTGCAACTGTTGCACTGATAACCTTTTGCGTTTCTTCCTGATTTTTATCATCTGGACTTAATCCTAATAATTTCAATATAAACGGGTCGTTTTTATATTGTTCTGCTATTTTTTTTATTTCAATGAAATAATCGTCAACGCCCTTTGCGGATTCATCTCTTAATTTATTTATTTTTCCAAAATAATCTTCCCACGCTCTTGTAATAAAATTACCTTCTCCAAATGGATTTAATGCAATTTGTTTTAAATAATCCCAAAAACCAGGTTTGCCTTTTCGTTCCATTGACAATGCCTCAGAAGATTTATTAATAGCATTAGTTAACAAATCCTGTGCTGCTGTCATGGCAACAAGACCATTTATATAATCTACTTTTATAGTTTTTATATTTTCAAGAGCTTGACTAAGCGAATCAGCAGAGCCATAGGTGTCACTAAGGGTTGAATTATATTCTTTAAGTACTAAGTCAGCATCAAGCAACCCCATGCTTGCAAGATGCAACATTGTTGACATTTTCTCAATCTCTGAAACTGCATCCGTATAAAAGTTATTTCCATCAGAAAGTGTTTTGTTCATTTTTTCAACTGCCATTGAAAAAGAATCTGTTGCTTCTTTGCCTTTAAACAACCCTGTAACCCAATCTACAATCTGTTTGTTAAACAACTGCAACAAAACCATTGCAATAGACACAATCCCTGTAACACCAAAAATAGATTTAGTTATCAGGCTAAACATTGACGGTGCTTTCTTCCCCTGTTCAATCATTTCTGCCTGTTGTAATTTAACAGCCTGAAATGCTTCTGCAAGCATAGGTAGGTTGTTTGTCAAAGACATAATCCCTGTGCGGGCAGAAATGGCAAAGTTTGGTAATTCTTTCATCACCATCCCCAGCTGAATAGATAAATTGTTTGTGGCACGTCCGTATTGACCTACTCCGAGCGAATAATTTCCGTATGCCTCATTCAGCTTCGACAATTCTTCCCGTTTTGTTTTAAGGTTTTCAAGAACCCGTTTCCCTGCCGTACTACTTAATTCTTCTTTTGATAAACGTTCATATTGCAATGTAAGGTTTGACACTTCTGCCTTCAACTTTTGAATATGACCTATTTTCTCAAGGTCGGTACGTGCCTGATTTGCTGATTCTTTTATAAGCAAATTTAACTGAGAACGATAATCTTTAATTTTAACTGTATTCTCAGCATAAGCATTTTTCAAGTCGTTAGTTGACTTGTCATTTGCTTTATTTGCTGCTGTTAATTCAGTAATTCGTTTTTGCAGTTCAGCTATTTCGGTAATACCGTCTGCAAGATTTATTTGTATCTCTATTATCTTCTTTTCGTTCATAATTACAGTTTTTGATTTATTAATAACAGTTTAGCAACACACGGTTCATTGTTTGGTGCTTGCAGTTCAAGTAAAACAGCATAACGACCACCCAATTCATCAGCGTAAAAAGGCTTTTCGTAGTCTATGTTTGCCGAAGTTATAACATCCATATTATCCTCACATTCAATTACCCGGGGTCGCTCGATTATCTTTTGCATAACACCATAATAGGTTTCAATAAATCCAGTTTCGCCATTTAAACTATTTGGCAATACCTGTAATACCTTTGCCACACCATTATCATCGTAAACACAAACGCTCGGCTTTTCAGAGTAGTTATTTTCAAAGCCCTTTTCAATTTTGCCGCCTTTTTCGTTTTCAGTAACCCTTTGTTTATAAAGTATAAATTCAGCTTTCCCATCAGTGGATTGTTCGGCTAAATCAAACTTTATCACGTACATATCACGCTCTTTGTCAAGTGTAAGGTCATTAACTGTCAATTCACCCTGTGCAACGTATCCAACATCGTCAGAATTATTAAACTTGATAATGTTTCTTTGCGCAAAGTTTTCAAAACGATATTCGTTTTTTGTTATCTCCCCGATATGTCCTGAACGATTATATGCCGTTCCTGATTGAACTTTACCTTTCAAATTGTCAAAGCTAATAAAACGTATGTCCCCATTTTTATCGTATCCGATAAACATTCCTGTCATTATCAGCATTTGCTGAATAAACTCTGCAAAAGTCATTTCAGGAAGATTCATTAAACAGTTATAATGAGCAGGGTCTATATCTTTAGAGCCTCCAATCATCGAAAACATACCATGTTTTGAGATATGTTTTATTATTATTTCTCCTTCAAGTATTTTTGAATTTGTCAAAAGTAAATTTCCAATAAAAAAAGCTTTTCCGGTAGCGTATTCAACTTCAAAAGATGTATCGTAATAATAGTATGAACCATCAGTTGTAAATGGTATTGTTAATATCTCCTCAGCGACTTCATTTCCTGACGTTACAACAGAATATAGCTTTAAAATATAATCTGTTTTCATATTGAGATTAACGATTAGAACATCACTGCTAATGTTCATAACATCCCATCTAAATCCAAAAAAATCTTTTACTGAATAACATCCAAAAGAAGACAAAAAATAGTTAAATGGAATACAACTATACATAACAGAATCAAATTCTTGCGTATCAAGATATGTAAATGGGTCTTCATCAAATATTTTTGAATATGTTATTGTTTTATCTGCTTTATTTCCACCCAATATAAGCCCTTTATTTAACAATCTTGGCTTTAAATCGTCAAAAATATTACTTGCTAAATTTGTTTGAATAAAATAAGCATTAAACCCTTCATCATACCATTGATAAACTTCTTCTGAAAATGTAACTTCAAGTCCATTAATCCATGTTATCCGTATATTAAAGTCAGCTAAATCGGGTTCTGAACCCATAGCAACAAGCAAATCCCCGATTCTAAGTCCATCAACATCAGCAAATGATACTACATTTTGAACAGGATTCGATGTCATTTCCTTTGCTATCAGCGTTGCTGCATCATTTACAATCAAATCGAGCATATCTGAAAACTCAACAAACGGGTGCATGGTCATTTCTTTAAGATTGCTATTAAACGGGTCAGGGGCTTGCGCCGTAGGTTGAACCTCTCCATCAAGAATCCTAACATCACTTTCACGCTCACCGCTTACATAGTCCAGATAGCGGTATTTCTTGCCCGTGTTGTAAACAACATTTGATTTTTTCCACTCTACAACCCAATCAGATTCAAGTATTGTTGTTCCGTTTGGTACAATTTCATTCAGTTTCTTTTCAAACAATGGCAGATATTTACTTTTACTCAGTCCCCATGTAAACTGAACCTCGATAAATCCATCTTCTGCAACTCCAATCAATATACAGTCAGCATTTTCAAAAACAGGAAAACCATCATAGTAGTAGTTAGCTGCATTAACCTGATACGGTATGTCGGAAAACATATCAAGCCTATCTGACAATCCAAAAGCTTTTAGATTGGTTGCGGTTGGCGGTAGTTTAACAGTGTAACTTCCATTGTTGCGCAATATATTTACATCACGGAAAAATGGTGATATGTATTTACGGACAATATCAACGTTTTCAATGTCCATCAACGTACCGTTTATGTATAATTCTTCTGTCATAATGATTGAAGTTGTAATGCAGGTTTATTGATTTTAATTATAACCTCTTTCTTTTCACGGAAGCGGTCAATAGTTATTGCATCCATCTCGACTTTTACTTCCATCCAAATGTTACTACCCATATACAGCCATTGTTTAGTTGACAGTTGCAATGTTTGTAAATGCTTTTGTTGAAGATAATCGGCGTTTTTTATCCCGCACTCAATAACTTCTGCCCCCTTTTTATTCATTAATAACGTGTCAGACTTTAATAATCCCTCAGGTGTTGGCTCTAATGACCAAACATTTTGTTTTATAGATGATCCGTTTTCCGTGTTATACCCTTCGGCATGCGGTTGAAAATAAAAGTATTTGTATCCCTCAGTAAGTGATAACCAACGCAAATAATACCCATTACCACAATCAGACAAGTCAACAACCGATATTTCTTTTGTAATATAAAACGGGTCTGTTCCATATACAAACTTGTACTTGCCTTTTTTGTTATCAGTGTATGCTTTTTGAATGTCAATTTCTTTCCCGTATGCGTTGTTTTCAAGCATGTAGCCCCCGTTGTCATAATCGCACCATACCCCTGATAGCTGTGTCAATGTCAAAGGCAATGTACCAAAACGATATATAGTTGCTTTTGTTGGTTCTGTTTCTCCAATCTGCAATGCGCCCCAAATTAAATCATAAGTTAATACTTTTGTGTTTACATCGCTTTCAACCTGAATTGTTATCGTTTTAGCCTTCTGAATGACTTTACTTGCTGCGTTGGTATATTTGCCGGTATCATGTGCTGCAACATTACCAAATTCAACACCTGCAAAAAACGCTTTTAAAATGCCTCCTGATATTGGAAATTTAGCTTTATATGCAGCATTGGTAAAACGCACAAAGTTTTCTCCATTAATTGTTATTTTAATTTGCTGTTGTGCTGCCGTGCCTGTTACCTCAATATAATAAGGGCTGAAAATAAACATCCGGTTATCTTCAGGATGATATACGCTGTATTGGTTTGTTGCGCCAAATGTTGATGTTGTATATGCCATTATTCAAGTATTTTCGTGTTAATAATAATTTCTCCCAATTCATCTTTAATCCTTTCAACAAGCGGCTCAACTTTGTCTGAGTAAACATTAAATCTTCCTCCTGCACGGAATAAAACAGAGCCTTGCTCCCTTTGTATTTCGGTTGCTCTTGTTGCAAAAAATGAAGCCTTACTCATATCATAAATAAAACCTTTGTTTTGCACCCAATGAAACAGTCCTGCCCATGTTTTAGTCCATGATTCCATATTTGACCGCTGCGGAGATATACCAGTCTCCAAAGTATCAATATGCTCTGCGCCCCATAAAATACCCTCGTTTCCAGAAACATCAACACGTAAACTGTTAGCTGTTTTGCCAGTTACGACCTGATTATTTGCAGCCATGCTTTTTTTAACATCCTCTTTGGTAGCCTCTAAATTACGCCTGAGAACGTCTGAAACACGATTATTTATGTTTGATACGTCTAACATGTTTGGTCTATGTAAATCCTTAATTTAAACAATATACCAGCTTCCATAACCTGTGATATTTGTTCTATTGAACGGGTACGCTGACCGACAAACTCACAACGGTAGTAATTTCGTAATTCCTTTTGAAAATCATTAACGCAACGTGATAACCTGTCATGCAAAATACGTGTTTCAACGGCATCTGCGCCTTTGGCTTTTGGGTGTAATAAATAAAAATCAATCTCACGTGGTACTAATCCATTTACTGGTGGATATTCTACATCTTCGATAAATTGTATCAAAGCTGGATAAGTCCCCTGTACGTGCTTAAAAACAATATCCTGACGTGTTCGCATACACAATGCCCACCCACAATAAGCTGGATTATCGTCATCACCTGCATTTACTTTTTCAATGCTATCCCGGATTGCTATATCAAGCGGACTTAGTTCTTCCATTTCGTTTTGATTTTTTTTCCATTTCCTCTGATTGAATAACGCTTTTGTCATACTCTAATGTTTGCCGTTCAAGAATATCATAAGCAAACATCCAAGGCAGTTCGGCAGCCTGTTGCTGTGTATATGCCCCTTGTGACGCTATCATTATTTCAGCCAAAATGGATGATTTATGTTTTGTTTTTAATGCTTCAAGTTTGGTTTTTAAATCTGAATCTTTACATTCACGCCTTAAATCCATAAATAGTTTACCAGCTTCATCTGCAACATCAGAAAATGCAATTGTAAGGCGTATAAAGTCGATAATAGGACATTTTTTAATGTTGATTATGCCAAATGCCTTTGCAGTCCATTTATGCAAATCTTCCTCTGTTTTAATATCCCATGCAGATATAATATGTTGCAATTGTATGTATGCTGTTTGTTTGACTTCCTTACCAAGTATTTTTTTAGGCACATCAAACGCCTTCACCTTTTCAACAAACTTTTCATCAAGACCGCAAACTGTTTTTAACACGTTCCAGTCTTTCATTTTATGCTGCATGGTTAGTTTCATAAATCATTCATATATATTAATATCTTCAGCATCAAATATATCAGCGTTAAAATTAACGTATGGATATATGTTGTCAATATAACTAAATTCTAAATCATTTATTAGAATTGTTTTATTTGTGTATAGCTTTAAATGTATTCTGTTTAATTCACGAGCCATGCCTCTCCATGCGTTTACTAATTTTTCTTTTTTAGAAACCCCAGAAGTGTTTTGAATAACAGTTGTCTTTTCTCCAGCAGGTGTTGACATTGTTTCATTATCACGTGAATAAAAGTAATACACGTAATTTGCAAGTGGTGATGTTGGGGCAATTGAATCTTCGTCCCGGATTAGCGCAACTAATTCTGAAGGCAACTCCCAACCCACACTTTCCATGTATCTTTCGGAAAACATTTGCCGTAAAAACTCCTTCTGATGCTTTATGATATATTTATCAATTTCAGATTCAGCATTTGCAGCAGCCTCGCCAAGGAGCGTACCTGATGGTCTGTGTAGTCCAGTATCAATTTCCAGTTCACCCCAGAAATATGTTTTGTCAATAAGTGGTTGCATGTTTAATGTTTTAAAAAAGGGATACCGAAACTATCAGTATCCCTTCATTCGGTTGTTTTACTTCTTTTTAGGTCTTCCTTTTTTTGCCTTAGCTGTTGATTTATCAACAATTTTTTTTTGTTGTTTTTCAACTTTATCGACAACAATTGATTCTGATACAACTTCTTTTGGCTTATGGTTGTATTCAACAGCCTGTTGCCGGTTAATTAAAACACTTGCAGTTTTAGCATCAACATCAAGAACAGTCCCCGATTTATGAACAAATATGTCTTTTAAAAGCTGTATCAACATGGCTACTCTAAATATAATTTCAACTCCTGGTCTGTAATCTTAGCAACAGAACCCGCTCCAACTCCGGTAAATACAGACCTGTAATACCTATATCTATTTGCAGTTGTGTTGCTGATTATAATCACGGTGTCTTTACCTGTAACATGCCACGTAACGGCAGAACCAATATCCGTCCAGTCATTTTTTATTGCAGATTTTTGTCCTTGTAGTTTTACTACAACAGATGTAGGATTGGTGCCAACAGTTGTATCCATCTTGCAAACAAAATCCTGTGTTGCTTTATATGCTTGTGGAGCTGTAAAGACAAAATATCTTACGGTTGTTGCAGAGAGAGTGTAGTCAGTCGGAACATATTGGTATGTAGCCGTTTTATCCTGAGCAGCCATTGCAGGCAAAGTAACTGTTTGTGCGCTTAAAGCTACAAACCCAAACAATAAAACAATAAATAAAATTATCTTTTTCATTTTTTTTTATTTTATAAGTTTTTAATAGTGGGCGTTAAAAACGCCCACATTGTTTATTTAAAATCAATTAGATGGAAGTTTTTGCAATGCAGCCTTTACGGTAGCAACATCAAGTTTAACCCATCCCTTTTTGCTTTCTGTTGTCAGTTTCAAAATAGAGAAAATTTCACCAATAATGGTTTTTTCGTTTTCAATAAACTGATTACCATAAGTACCGGAACGCAAAATAAACGAACCGTGCTGTTCTTTTACAATCGAACCTTCTCCCAGAAGGATGGTGCCGGCAGTAATGTTGTTTGTAACAAACAATGAAAGCCCGGGGAACAGTACACTATCAGGAATGAATATCGGGTCACCGTTAATATTCTGCATATTTTGAGTTTCGGCATAATCAGCAGGATTTATTACCAATGTATCTCCCATGTATTCATTTCGTGCAAGCTGCAATTTACCAGCGTTTACAACGTTCATAATAGATGGCTTTACAATTGTTGCATCAAGTGCTGTGCCTGCGTATGTGGGTGCCCATGCGATAATATCAGCCAACACACCTGCATTATAAACACGAAGAACCTCAGCTTCAAACATGTTGATAATATCAAGCACGAGCTGTTCAAAGTCAATTTCTGTTTCTTCTGTCATTTCAATACGCCCGGCATATTTCTTGCGATAAGCGTATTTCCATTCAAATTTGTAGTCAACAAGAGGTTTAGCATTTCCCTCGGCAACAACGGCAGGAACTCCATCACCAGATGTAACCTGTTCTTTCCATTTCCAACTTTCAGGAACACGTGAAACCTGACGGGAAGAAACAGCATCAAGGATAAAATTTTTCGGGTAACGGATAAACTCAATATCCACGTCATCAAAAACATTGGTAGAATCAGAAGCTACCGCACCAGTTACAACTGTTGCCGTTGTCATCATTGCTGAGGCTGCACGCTTCATACGAAACTCAAGAGACCATGGAGTTGTTTTTTGACGGCGTATAACCCCTAAAATGTCTTCTTTCTTTTCTTCCAGCTTTTTACGCAAAATGTTGCGTTCCCCTTCGGACAAGTTACGTTTTGACTTTTCTTCCAAAGCCACAACCTTTTCAGTAAGCGAGCGGATAATTTGCGCTGCCGTTTTACCTTCTTCAATTGTTCCGAGTTTTTCAAGTACGGAATCAATTTGTTTCTGCCTTTCGACAGCATCATTCTGGAAAGCCTGCTCTACGGCATCCCCAATTGCACCGAAGAAAGCTTCATCTTCGGCAGTAAGAGTTGCTTTTGCTTTACTTCTTACAATTTCGAGAAATTTTTCTTTTTTCATTTTAAAACTTTTTTGTTAGTTGTTTATAAATAGACTTCTCTTCTGTCGAAGATTTTATCTGTTTTTCTATTGCTCTTTTAACTGTTATAGACGCACCAATGTCATTAGGGACTGGTGCAAAAGATAAGCTTTCCGGTTCCCATAATTCAGCATAATAAGTAGGAATCTGATTTTGATTCCTTTCTACGCTATAATTAATAATTGAACCTTCAATACTTACTGTTTTTATAATCCCATTTGCAACGTCTTGACGTAATGCCTCGTCAGCCCTTGCTCCAAATTTACAACGCACGATAATACCACGTTCATCAAAATCATATCCAACGCTAATACCAAGTGTATTTTTAGCTGAATTATCCCATGGATGATTATCAAAAAGTGGCAAACCTGATTCAAGACGTTCTGTCTTAACGTTATCTTTCCCAGTTCTTAATACCTGATTAAAATATTCATCATTATTGTATGAATACCTAATCTGACCGTTTTTTTCAGGAACGGCAACACATTCAAAATCATATTCATCAGTGGCAGTACTATTTATAATTTGTGCCCTACAAATATAATTTTCATTCTGTTTTTTGTCCTTATCTTCCATATATTTAAATTAAGTCAAGTTTTATTTGCGCCTGTTCAAGTGAAATAACCGGCTGCCCTTCAATTAGCACATCTTTAAGTGTAGCAATGCCACCAGCCATCTGTTGGAATGCTATTGCCTCCTGTTTTTTTGCTTCCTGATAAAAATCAAGATGTGAATAGTCGGCTTTAAGTTCAAATCCCAAATCATATTCACCAATCATCTGCAACCATTCGCTGAAAAAATACTCAGCAGTGGGGATACAGCTATTTGTATAATGATTTTTAATTGCCTCAGTCATGTTTTTGTATCTTGAACTTTCAATGTCAAGAAGCGGGGCTGGTACGTCGTATGCAGAACCAATAGCTTTTTTGCATTCAATAAGTATTTCAGAAAATTGCATATCTGACATTTTTGCTGTCAGTGGATGTACTTTGGCATCAGTTGAAATTAAAACATTTTTATCCTGACCACGCCTCAACCCAAAACGCTGAGAAAGTCTTTTCAAAACAGATTCCTTTTCTGATTTTAATGATGATAATGCAAGCATACCGGATTCCTTAACTCCCATTGAAATAAGGTTCAAAGCCCCTCTGTTTGCATACATTTCAGTTAATGCCTGCCATATAACAACGTATGTTGATATAACTTCAGATAAAGATTCTGCACGGCTCCCACCAAATATGGTTTCGTTATCCTGTGTGTTTAATGAAATATCATAAAAGACATGAACATCTTCAGGTTTTACCCTGTATGATTTTCCACCACCGGCAGAAACGGTATAATACTTGACCTTTCTTTCATACATTATATCAAATTCATTCTCGTAATATGGTGTAATTAACTGCCTTGGAATTATATAGTAGTCATATTCACCTGAAATTGAATTTAAAACCTTTTTTACATAAGCAACGCCATGAAGTTTTGTCTGGGTATCTAATTTTTTAAACCAGCGTTTGAAATCCTCTTTAGGATTAGGTCGCATCAGTTTTTTTATAATTTTCTTTGCTTTCGGCGTCGTTATCTGTTTATTATCTTCATCTAAAGCCCATACTTTTAAATTTGCAATAGATTGAGCAGATTTAGATATAACCGTTCTAAGTGCATCGCATTTCTTATAGGCAGAAATACGCCCATCGACAGTTGAGCAGTCAATAAAATAGTCCTTTCCAGATAGTTTTTCTTTTACAACACTGAAAAGTTCATGTTTATCTGTAAATGAATTTATATTTTCTATGCCATTCATAGATATATTTTTCAGCAAATATATAGACAATTTCTATATAAACAAAGTTTTTATAAAAATATTTTTAAATCCAATAGAAAAAATGGATAAATCCATACCTTGCCCCGTCCCAAATGTGGCAAAATTTACTTTCCGGGTCTGGTTCGTTGATGAAATTACCGTTTATCTTTTTGTGCAGATAGTTTTGTTGTTCTTTTCGCATTTCTGGCGTGTCAACCAAATGTAACTTGAACTTTTTCATCAAAGAAACACCCGCAATAATGCTTTTTTTGTTTACTTTAAAGAAGTTCCAGTTTATTCCCTGTGATGAAGCTATCATGTTTAACCCATCAACAAAGCTTTCCGTTCCATATTTATCCTGCGATTCGCACGCTATCCACATTTCATCAGTAGATGAACCCTCCTTTTTGCGCCTTTCAATTTCTTTTTCAATCTGTGGCTTTATCACGTAAAAGCATATTTCAGGCGTTGCGGTAGGCTGATATACCATATTTTCAATATAAGCATCAGTTTTGCCTACTCTTCCTGTCCTTACGAGCGTTGTAGGGTCTTTTGTGAACCCGAAGTCCATAGATAGGATAACCTCATCAAATCCCGCATCAGGGAATGTATCTTCCCAATATACATCATTAAACACCGTGCCTGTTTGGGCGCATCTTATACCCTCAGAATATACGAGATAATCAAATTTATCCGGATTTTTGTTTGTAGGGTGTTTCGCCCTGTACGTTCCATCATTTTCCAATACATGGTCCGGCATTTCAGGCTTGTCCCACACACGCCGGCGAAAACCATTGAAGAAAACATCATTTTTACCAATTGGTAAATCAGGAAGCGGGTCGACAATTTCAATATGCGAATCTGCAAAATCCCACGGGCATTTACTTTCCCGCTCAGCCGCAAGCCCATCAGGTAGTTTCATGTTATCAAGATAGCACGTTTGAGAGTAAAAAGCATTATATTCGTCCTGCTGCTCAAAAGCCCAATGGTCTGTATATTTAGGGTTACCGTCACAAATAAGAAGCATTGAACAACGCTTTTTAATGCTATCGTATGCGTCTTTCCTGTTAGCTGTCTCCAGCACCTCGTTAATATATGCTATATCACAAAAACCAGCCTCTTTCCCAATATCAGGATAGTTCAAAAAGTCAATGGTCGAACCAAAAATAACAATTTTTGGTCTGCCACCTTGTCCATCTCCTGTCAGAACATAATCCTTTCCGTTTACAAGCCCTATAATGCTAAAACACAGTTTGAAGTCTTCCAATGTCAGTTCCCGGCAGCTAACAAGTTCTTCACGATAAACATTTATTTTGAGTTGTTGTTTTTTCCTGAAGTCGTGGCAAAATTTAACTATCAAATGAATTGTATCAAATGATTTTGATGAACGGGAGCCGCCAAAGTTGAAAAACTTAACGATTGCCCGTTGCCCTTCTGGATGGTCTTCACTTGCAAGCTCCTTAAAAAGCGTTTTTTTGTGCTTTTGGAACTTGTATTGCATCCAGTAAAACAGGTAATTCGGACTGAAATTCATATATATTGTTCAAATTGTTCTAAAAAATCATCAAAACTACGCACAATAAGATAAACACCGCCCGCCGCTTCAATTTCACGTTTCACCTTTAACTGGCTTTCACGTATCTTATCTTTGCCGATTTTCACCTCTATTGATATGCTTTTACCTTTAACAACGGCATTTATATCAGCCATACCGTTGGTTGAACCAGAACGAACAAACTTGCCAATCTTAGCATTGTAGTTTCCTTGCGTGTTTATCCTTGCACCAAAGCAGCCATTCATTCTCAAATACTCAATAATAAGCTTAGTAAGCGTATTTGCTGTTTTATCATCAAATTTATGCTTTATTTGCAGTCCTTCTGGTATTTTCCTGTCCATGTAATACCAAATATCATATTCCCATTCAAACTCCTTAATGCTGTCAGGCTTTTGATATGGCTTTTGTTTTCGCTGCTTGCGTACTTTGTATTCAGGTATTCCAAGTTCGGCATTTGTAAGCATAGATTTTATCAATAATTATTTGACAAATATAGAAAATATTACTTATATCTTAATTTCAACTCGTTGTAAATCTGGATGCGCTGTCTCAATTCGTTGGTAGCACACCTGAAAAACGTTGCAGGATTTACCAGCAAATCATTGTTGTTAATCCTGAATATAGCATCCTTGTTGTTCAATTCCTGAAATAGCATCGAAAGAGAGCGGGAGCCAATCCCCAGGAGGTTACATATCTTTTCACGGCGTACCTTTGAAAGCGAAACACTGCCATCAGCAGAATCAGAAATATCAGCAAGGATAATAAGCAGCTTCAATTCATTACCTGTCAGTCCAAGAAGCCAATCCAAGCCATCAGTCTTTCGATACATCCCGAACACCTCACCTGTCTTACTAACATAAACACTGTGGTCTCTCAATAACTCACCAGTTAATCCGTCAACAGTAGTTTGCTGAAATACTTTCTTTACCCGTTTATCCATGAAATTAATCAGTTTTACCCGACAAATATAAACATATTATTCAAAACAAGCAAGAAACTTTCGGGAAACATGAAAGAAACTTGCAGGTTTGCTGAAACTCAGTTTCATGTTAAAATCGACTAAATTGCTTAAAATCACAAACTTACAAAATAGCCCTATCTTTATCATTATTAAGCACCTTATTTTCTACTATTTAATAGAAAACTTTCTAGTAAAGTGATTGCCCATTTTTGGGTAAAATCTTTGTGAGGGAATAGAATGCAACCGGCTTCATCCTGCGCAAAACACCCATAGGGGGTATATACGTGCCCGTGGTGATGCGCAAGCGGTGTGTGTGGTATGTTTGTACTCTCAGACTATTATCGTTCAAATTTGAGCCTTAAAACAAGCCAAAGCAAACAATCTATTGCATATCTCTATAATCAACGCTATGATATAGATAAAACTTATTTTTCATAATGTAAATTATTGGCATTAACTTATCTTTACAAATAACAC